TTCCAGACAATGGAAGATGATGCAGAGGCGGGGGAATATGCCGTCGAACTTACCAATATGTGCTGCTAGTTTTTTATTAAACCCTTCGGTGCTGCAAACCAGCTTGTGGTGTTTGGCTTCCAGCTTTTCGCGGATGGCTCGTGCGCCGTCGTCAAATTGGAGTGGTAGCTTTCCGAGGATGCTATCAGGCGCTTCCAGCCCATGCAGCCGCTCGATAACATCATCGTACTCGTAGCTGATGTCCGTGCTTTCTTCGTCTCGGCCAATGCCTGCCGGTTGGAGAATGATTGGCAGGAAGCGTTGAATAAGGCCATCGTCTGTTGCGTCCCCGACGATGCGCCGGATGGGGTCGGGCTGGACGCCGCCAAGAATGGAGACTGATAGGTTGTCGATCAGGAATGATCCGCGACCGACGCGGTTGACCGCATATTCACCGCCACCAAATGCGGTGAGCCAAAAGCTGCGATCCTTGGCGCTGCCTTTGCCTCCGCTGTATTTCTCGATGCCACCAAACCAGCCGGATAGTTCGTCTTGCAGCACGAGGATGCCGTCTGGGCTGTGGCGACACACTTCTTGTGTGGCTTCCATGGTGACGTCCTCGACACGCAAACGCGGCATGGATGGCATAGGGCCACCCCCTTTGTTGCCGCCGTTCTCTTGCCAATCCAGCATGGCTTTGTTGCCAGCGCGCATGAGGTCGCCGTCCAGCTTTTTGATCTTGCTGGCCGCAGCGCGCATGATTGGTGATTTCTTGTAGGATGGGTCACCGATTAACATGGTCCAGAGGCGAGCGCTTTCCGTCCAGTTTTCGTGGCGCTTNACCTTGATCTTGATGCTGTCGCGGATGACCGCTGCGGCAACGGTAATGGCCGACATNGCAAGGCCACCGGGATCGATGCCCATTTGATCGGCGCGGATACGAGCGAAGCGTTCCACGATATCCGGCAACACACCCTTGGGGAGAACCGGGGGCGTGTATTTTGCCCAAAGGTCGACCGGCTGGGCTTCGGCATTGGCGTCATCGATAACGGCTTGTTTGGCTGCCGCGAAATCCCGCAGTGCTTTGGCGAATGTCGATGCCACGCTATCAATGCCGTTTGCCGTGGCTTGATCGTTAAAATCGCTGCCTTCAACGGGGATAGCCAGCGGGCAATCCAGTTCTTTTGCCAAGCTGCGCATTTCGTCGGCTGCGTTCGTATCTGCCGCAAGAACGATGGACACGCCCTGCCCTGCCAGTTCCCGCGCCAGAACGTGCATATTGCCTTTGGAAAAGGCGATGCAGACCTGATCCGGTACGGCGTCGTGGATGCTTGCACCCGTGGCATAACCTTCGCAAATGATCGTGCGGCCCATGTGGATGCCGATCATCATGCGCCCAGCCTTGGTTGGTGCGCCGGTGTGGAACAGCTTTCCGCTATCGGGGGCTATGGATTGCACCGATTGCAGGTCGCCATCTGGTCCGTATATTGGAAGAAGGAGGTTCTCGCCTTCGGATTTGCATTCGTGGGCGATGACGCCTTTTTTGGTGAGATAGGCGTTGCCGTCTGTATTGGTGCTGGCCTTATCCCAGCGGGTTCGTGCGGCCAATGATGCGCGAGCCTTGGCAGCCTTTTGTTGCGCCTCGCGTTCTGCCATCGTCGCATCGTATTCCTTGCGCTCGATGGGGTTTAGACGAGCGTTACCGCCGTCCAGCATCGATAGGGCATCGCTTTGCGTGATGCCCTGCGTATGGGCGACAAAATCAACAACATCGCCATGAGCGCCACAACCGAAGCAATGATAAAAGCCCTTGTCTGGAATAACGTGGAAGCTGGGGCTTTTCTCGGAATGAAATGGGCAAAGACCTTTGTATTCGTGACCTTGTTTTTTAAGCTGCACAACCTTGCCGACAACTTCGGCAATCGGGTTATTAGCCTTGATGGCCTGCCAATCATGGCTCATATTTATTCACCTTCCAGATAGTCTGAAAGCGCCTTTACGGTTTCGTATGCCGGGTTCTGCGTTTTGTCCGTGGCAGCCCGATAAACCACGTTGTAATGGATGCCCGTTTTTCGGCTCACTTCGCTAAGGTTTCGGTCCCCTAGCGCGGTTCTGATTTGGTCTAGCGTTAGCATTTTACCTCACAAGGTTCAAAATCACCCCTTGACGGGTAAGGGATCGTTCGGCAAAGGTCAACCCACAGCGTTTGTCGCCTGTCGCTGTCAGGCAAGGCCAATGTGCCGAATTGAGAGGTTTTATATGAGCAAGATCCTTGCGCCAGCCAAAGCCGCTGCGCGCCCCCCCATCATTACAATTTGCGGCGATGCCGGTACGGGCAAGAGCAGTTTGGCTGCGACATTCCCCAGCCCGGTGTTTATCCGCGTCGAGGACGGCGTTGGCCGCATTCATAGCGCGGTGCCGATGCCTGATACATTTCCGGTCATCCGCACCGAGGAAGATCTGCACGAGCAATTGGTCTGGGTGCTGAATGAGGATCATTCGTACAAGACGCTGGTGATTGATAGCGTTAGCGCGCTGGAGTCGGTTTTTACCGAAGCCATTTTGAAGCAGGACGGACGCGCCAAGACGCTTTCCACCGCACTGGGCGGTTATGGCGCGGGTTACGCTGCGCTGGCATCGCGCCATCGCGGCATCCGCAAGATGTGCGGGTTGATCAGCGAACGCCGGGGAATGGCGGTTGTCTTTATCAGTCACGCGGATCTGGAAACGATGCGCCTGCCAGACACGGATGATTANAGCCGCTATTCGCTGCGGNTGAACTCCAAGAGCCTGCCTGCTTATGTGGATGATGTGGATTTGGTCGGCTTTGTTCGGCTGGTCTCGGCCTTGCGCGGTGATGAAGGTGACCGAAAGAAGGTTGTCAGCAACGGTGACCGGGAATTGATCTGCTTTGCCACAGCGGCCAGCGTCAGCAAGAATGGTTACGGCATTACCGAACCGCTTGATCTGGAACCGGGCGTCAATCCACTTGTGCCATTTATGCGCGCCAAGGCACAAGCAGCCAAGGGCGCTAAGGCCAAGGCAAAGGCTGCGACGGAATCGGAAGCAGATCCAGAAGTTGAAACCACCACCGAAAACGAAGGGGAATAATTATGTCTTTTTGGGATCTGAGCGACGGCGAAAGCGCCGCCACGGGTGAAAAGGAATTTGAGCAGCCTTCGGGCAACTTCGATCCGATTCCCAACGATTCAAATGTGCTGGCGCATATCGATGAGGCCAAGTGGGATAGCACCCAAAATAACGATCAGTACGTGTCCGTGCGGTGGGTGATCGATGGGCCGGATGAATATCTGAACCGCAAGATTTTCACCAAGCTGTGGGTGACGGACGACGATCCGAACGCCAAGGACGCCGATAAGGCCAAGGCCAAGCGGGACAAGGCCAAGAAGATGCTGGCTGCTATTGATGCCAACTGCGGTGGCAAGCTGGCCCGGAACGCCCGACGCCCCAGCGACGATGATCTGGCGTTGGCTTTGCAAGACAAGCAGATGGTCATCAAGTGCATGGTCTGGGAAATGGTGGGCCGTGATGGGCAGACCAATTCCGGAAACTGGGTCAGCGCCGTGTTTCCCAAGAGCAAGGGCGTCTCGGTGAAGGATGCGCCCGTCAAGGCTAAGCCTGCACCGGCAAAGTCGTTTGCGGACGACTTGGGAGACGACGTCCCTTTTGATTGAGGGTGTCAAGCCAAGAGCGGCAATAGCTGCTTGACACCTAATCCATCCCCTTTAGACTTGATACGTTATCTTGTCTAAAGGGGTTGTTTATGAAAAATGAAATATGGAAAGAGGTTCCTTCATTTCCGGGGGTAATGGCATCTTCTTTGGGAAGAATAAAACTTCCAGATAGTGAGGCCCCGCTACCTAATGGTGGGGTGAGGAAATATTTTCCAAAGCCTACGTATGGAACAAAAACCAAAGCATCCAAAACAGCGCGTCACCAATATTACGGAATTTTTAATCGTAAATTTGGTAATATAAAAGTTCATAGGGCGGTTTGTGAAGCATTCCACGGGAAAGCGCCTGAAGATAAACCTTATGTTCTGCATTTGGATGAAAATGCATTAAATAATAGAATTGAAAATCTTAGGTGGGGTTCTCAAAAAGAAAATCTGAACGCATCAGGTTTTATAGAATACTGCAAAAGCAGAACTGGTGAAAACAGCCCTGCTTTTAAGGGAAGGAAGAATAAGTGATGAATGCTCCAGAGCAACGCAGTCCAGAATGGTTTGCACAACGGGTTGGCCGGGTGACGGGCAGCATCGTTGGGGCCATCTTGGGATTGTCGCCTTACATGACACGGGCGGACGCCATGCGGTCGATGGTTCGAGCGCAGCTAGGCGCGGAAAGCGAATTTAGCGGCAATATCGCCACCGAATACGGCACCGCCAACGAGCATGGGGCTTTGATTGAGTTCCAGATGGAAACCGGCCTGACCGTCACGCCTGCGCCATTTGTGATGATGGAGGATTGGTTGGGTGCCAGCCCAGACGGGTTTGTAAGTGACGGGGGGCTTTTGGAAATCAAATGCCCATTCGGAAAGCGCCGGGATGAAGTGCCTGTTTTTAAGGCTCCGCACGAACAGCCACATTACNTGGCTCAGATGCANATCCANATGCACGTAACCGAGACAAGGCATTGCCATTTTTTCCAATGGGCACCGAACGGCACCAGCTTGCACCGCGTGGAATATGACCCGGCATGGATCGATGAGAACTTGCCGCGCCTGCGCCAGTTCCACGCTGAATTTCTGGATGAGGTGGAAAGCAACGCCGATGAGCATTTGGCTCCGAAGCGGATTGAGATTGATACGCCCGAAGCTGCCCGAATGGTTGCCGAGTGGGATGAAATTGCCGAACAGCTAGAGCGGGCTTCCGAACGCAAAAAGGATCTGCTTGCCTCTATGGTGGAAATGGCTGGGAAGCAAAACGCAGTGTTTGGCGGACGTAAGTTGACGCTGACCAAGCGGACGGGAGCCATCAGCTATGGAAAGGCCATCAAGGCGCTGTGTCCGAAGGCTGATCTGGAACCCTATCGCGGGAAGGGCAGCGAATATTGGGGGCTGTCATGAAACTCCGCCCCTATCAACAATCCGCCTGCAATGCCGCGTTGGAGTGGATGCGCACCAGCATTGATCCAGTTTTGATTGATGCAGCGCCAGCTGCGGGTAAATCATTTATGATTGCCTACATTGCCGATGCTCTGCACAAGCTGAGTGGCAAGCGGGTTCTGTGTCTTGCGCCTTCAGCGGAATTGGTGAAGCAAAACGCTGAAAAATACGGAATGACCGGAGAGCGGTGCAGTATATTCAGCGCCAGCGCCGGGATGAAATCCACGCGAAATGTGGTGGTGTTTGGCACCGCTGGAACGGTGAAAAACGCGATCAGCCGATTTACCAAGACCGGGAACGAAGGTTTCTGCGCGGTAGTTGTCGATGAGGCGCATGGAATGACGCCAACCATTCGCACCATTATTGACGCCATGCGTGAAGCTAATCCTCGCCTGCGAGTGATCGGCCTATCAGGTACGCCGTTTGTGCTGGGGAAGGGGTATATCTTCCGGCAATGGCCAAAGGACGCATCTGGACGGATCAAGGTGAATGGTGATGAAACATCCCGAGATCCTTATTTTGCCGCCTGCGTCTACCGGGTCAGTGCGCGGGAAATGCTGGATCAGGGTTTTATCACGCCCATGGTTATTGGCCAGATCGGCGCGGTCGAAGGCTATGATACTTCGGGGATTGAATTGCTGCCGAATGGCCATCCAAACCACAGTTCGGTGGAACGCGCCTTCGAGGGGCATGGGCGAAAGACTGCCGCTATTGTGGCGGATGTGATCGACAAGGCGCGGGACCGTTCCGGCGGTGTCATGTATTTTGCCGCAACCGTGCGCCATGCTGAAGAAGTGCTGGCCAGCTTGCCGCCGGAAACGAGCGCGCTGGTAACAGGCGATAGCTGCACATGGCGCGGTAAGGAGGCCACACGGAAGGTCGTGATCGACGCATACCGCGCTGGCAAGATCAGGCATCTAGTTTCGGTCGGTACGCTCACCACAGGCTTTGACGTAAGCCACACCGAAACGATTGCCCTGCTGCGCTATACCGAGAGCGCAACATTGCTGACGCAGATATTGGGGCGCGCTTGGCGATTGCACGAAGGAAAGGCCGATAGCCTGCTGCTGGACTA